GCACGTTTCAGCGCCTCCACCCCCACGTAGCTGCCCGTTACCTCTAACTGTGGCACAGCAGCACCTCCGTGGTATACTGGAGGTGCGCAAATGCAGCGGCGCCGAGTGCGAGTCGGCCCGCTGCGCGACACCGAAGGAGTTGACTTCGATGCGACATCAGTATATCCCAAAGAACTGCGTCGAGTGTACTCAGATAGTGGCTCCGGGCACGGGAGGCCGAGGACTCTGCCGCCGCTGCTACGCGCGGTTCTACCGCGCAACCCATCCGGCATTGGCTGAACGACAACGCGAATACCTGCGAACATGGCGCGAGAAACATCAAGAAGATGTCACAGCCTACAATCGTGCTTGGTATGCGGCGCACCGTGAGGAACAACTGGCAGATCATGCAAAGCGGAACCGTGAGCAGCCAGAGATTCGTCGCGCGTACCGCCTGAGTCACCGCGCGGAGGCACACGCCTACTACCTGACCCGTCGCGCAGCGCCAAAGCCACAACCAACGTGCCGAGAGTGTAGCGCCCCCATTGGCAAGAACTCGCGCAGCGGCCTGTGTCACACCTGCCGTGCATCGCTGCACTGGAAGATGAATCGCGTGACTGAGACGCAACGGCATCGAAGGTACATGGCAGAACATCGCACTGAGAGGCGAGCCTATTCGCGAAGGTATCGACAGGCGCACGCAGCCGCCTGCCGTGCGGCTGACCGTGCGTTCCACAAACGCAACCGCAAGAAGCGCAATGCGGCGAGTCGCGTTCGCAGCCGTATCTACTATGCGACACACAAAGATCAGTACATTGAGAACGCGGCCAAGCGCAGAGCGATGCTGCGTGGACAATTTGTTGAGTCGGTGAACTGGCGATCGATCTGGGAGCGAGATAAAGGCACTTGCCAGATGTGCAGGAAGCGCATCCCCTTTGAGAAGATGGGGCGCGATCACATCTGGCCGATCTCGAAGGGCGGGACGCACGAGCCGCGCAATGCGCAGACGCTCTGCCGCCCGTGCAATAGCAAGAAGAGCAACACCGGCCCAGGACAGCCGTACTTGCTGTGAGGAGAAAGATTGCGTGTCCGTCGCTCTCGCCTGCTTTCCAGCGTGATTGACGGAGGCAAGCGCCTACCGTATGCGATTACGGATCAAGTCTCGCGCTTGCCCCCCTGCCATTGATAGTGCCCGAGCGGACAATGCCGCATCGCCAACTTGCCGCCACCGGGCTGTGATTCCGTTCCGACATCCAAGGGTGTACCACAGCGGGGGCAAGCATCGGGCGGCAAGGAATAATAGGTCGCAATAAACTGCTTATTAGCGTCCGCAGTGCTTTTAAGCTGCCACCAAGGCGTAGCGTTACCCTCGATGCGTTAGGCGTACTCAAAGACGCGAATGATACCGGCACTGCCCGCGCCGCCTGCGACGGAGGCGCCGCCCGACAAAATAGCGCCCCCGGAACCACCAGCGCCGTAGTTGCCGCCAGCCACGCCCGCGTGCTGCGTCGTCTGCCCCTGGCCACCACCACCGAAGACGGAATCGCCGCCTTGCCCGGAGAGCGCTTGCGCAGCAGCGAGCATGAGCCCAGTGCCGCCCGGCTCGCCATCGACCACCAGATCACCGACGCCCGCGCTTGAGGCACCACCGGCACCACCAGCGCCGCCGATCACGGGTCCCGCGGCGACCGTGGACGCACTGCCACCCGCGCCGCCCTTCGCCGTGCAGACGGACGGCGAGCCAAAGGTCGTGTCGCCACCGTTACCGCCGGGGTTGGCACCAGCCGCGCCAGGTGTGCCGCCCGCGCCGACCGCGACCGTCACGGGGTTCGCCGGCAGGCCGGTCAGGAAAGCGCAGGAATAGGCGCCCGCACCACCGCCACCGGCCGCTGCCGCGTTGGTCGCGCCCGTGGCGCAGCTCCCGCCGGCCCCACCACCGCCGATGCACTCCACGAACAGTGCCCGCGCGCCCGTCGTGTAGCTGTAGGAGCTGCCGGATTTGATCTCGGTCACCTTGATCAGCGCGTAGCCACTCGCCACGGCTTGCCTCCACCAGGACGTGCCGTCAAAGATGCTCGTGACGGAGGTATCCGTCTCAAAGAACGTCGAACCTACCGGAACCCCCGTCGGCTTCGTATCCGACGACAGCCCCAGATAACTGCGAATGTGCGAAGCCAGTGTGACGGTCATCGTTAACTCGCGATGATGGCGCTACGGCTCTGCTCTTTCCAATTCGTGCCATCACTCGTAAACCATACGCTCGCATAATGACTAGCGGTTACCGCCAATGTCCCACTGCTCTTGAAGTTCGTGCCAAAGGTGATGGTGCAGGTACCGCCGCTGTCGCTCGTAACCTCAATCGTCAGATCGTCACCATCGTTGCCATGCGTGCTGGCGTTGAAGGTCGCGGTCGCGGAGGTTGCGTTGCTGCCTGCGATACGGTGAAACGGCTTCGTCGTATCGATGCTGACGGTCGCGGCATACGTCTCCGCTACGGCTGCGCCCTCATTGACACGGCCGCTGTTGATCACGCCAGAGCCCGCCGGAATGCTCAGCAGACGATTCGCGGCGTCCACCGTGAAGATGACGTTGCCGCTGCTGTCGAGGTACTGGAGATTGCCGCTCGACCACTTGGTCGAGACGGCGCGGTACCCATGCTGATTGGGTTTACTCGCTGCCATCGCGTCCTCCGCTCACATGCGAGGTCACACGCGCGGCGTGCGCCATCCTCGCGGGTCTTGCGGTTACTTGCCGCCCTTGGGCTTCTTACTCTTCTTCGGCTTCTTCGGCTTCTTTGGCATTACGTGCCCGCCTGTTCGCAGGTGTGGCAGCGCTTCGCGTTGCCGCACGGCTCGCCGCAGCGCTCACAGAGCGTCTGCTTCTCTGCCTTCTCCGCGTTCACCGGCTTCTCAGCCATGCTTCACCTTCGTCTTACGGAGTCGGCTGTGCACCGCCTTGCCACCGAGGCGACTATGGGCGTGCACCGTATGCACCGGCCGACCTTTGGCGGCGCCCTTCTTCTTCCACGTCACTTCGTCACCGGCGCTCGCTTCACCATCGCGTCTTCCGGCGGTTTCTCGATGTTCTTCGCCTTGCCGGCATCGCGCCGCCGATGGTAGGTGATGCACACCTCGGGGCTACGCACGGCGCAGAAGTGCGACTTGCACAGGGGACAGGTGGCGTACATTACGAGCTCGCTGCCTGTGGGGTGACATAGACGAGCGTTGCGGCCGAGTACGCGCCCTGAAGCTGCTTCTTCTGGTGCACGGCGTTATAGGCAACCGCGAAGCCGAACAGGTTATCGGCGCCCGTATTGCCCGTACTGGCCGCGTAGAGCCGCGCGTAGTAGAAGCCGTTCCCCGTATCCATGTCCTCAGCGCGGCACTCCAGGATAGCCTTGCTGTCCGATGCCGTGAGCGTATCGTTGGTCGTGTTATAGTTGCTGCCCGCGCCGCTGGTCGTCAGATCCTTGGCGCCTGTGCCAGAAGAATCCTTCGCCTGCTGCAGCTTTAGCGTGGTGACGCCGTCCGCGCCATTCCAGGTGGCGTGATCGCACTGCACGTAGGCGAAGATGCGGTCAAACTCCGCCATGCTGAACCACGCGGTTTGAACGTTGTTATTGCGGACGTTCAGATTTCCCGTAGCGCCTGCACTGCCGTTGAGCAGGCTCAGGGGGTAGACAATTGCGTCCTCACTGAAGCGGAAAGCCATGTCAATGCTCCTATCGCCTACGCCTATGCGGCTTTGGTCGAACCGAGTGAAAGAACTAGTCGCTACGTCGCCAGCGTCACGAAGGGCGATACGGTAAACGACCCATCGGCTAGCGTGAGGGCGGAATCGATCCAGGGGTGCGCATCTAGTCTCTGGACGAACCTCCACACCGTCTGATCGTTCTGGAACTTCACATGCTCAGAGGCTGCCATCGCGAGATCCTGGCGGTCGCCGATCAGGTAGTAGCTGAGGTCGGCGGCGACGATATCGCCCGCGGTGCCCAGGGCCGAGAGATGCTCGGTGAACACGAGTGGGCGGCCGAAGATCGTGGCCGGCGGTTGATTGGCGGCGCCACCGTTGAACGCCGTCACGAACACGGCGCTGCCGCCCGTGCCGACGCTGAGCGCCATCGTGTAGAGGTCCTGCTTGCACTTGGGATGCGCGAACCACACGACGTTATTCGCCGACGTTGGCAGGATCTGGCTGTCCATGTTCACCAGATCCTCGTAGACGATGTGCCCCGAGGTGGTGCGCGTCACGCTGATCAGCGCCGAGGCGTTGAGGAGGCCCTGCGGCTGCCCGTTACCGGTGCCGGTCCAGAAGGCCTTTTCCTCGAACCACTGAATGGCCTGCGGGAAGCGCTGGCCGATGAATGCTTCCAACCCAATCGCGCCGTCCGCGAGGATCTCATTGCTGGCGACGGTGTAGCCCGTCAGTTTGTGCGCCCGCAGCACGAGTTCCGCGAAGGTTGGCTCCGACTCGGTGATCGAGCCCGCTTCCGGTGCCCAATACGCCTGGACGCCGCCGAACACGTTGGTGGCGTGCGAGGTGTCGCGGATGTAGGGCATGCGCAATTCCATCGTCGTGAGCGGCAGCACGGTCGCCCGCGGCCGTACCTGCGCGTTCTCCAGCGCGAGTGCCCGCAGCGTGGCCGCGAAGGCGGGCGGCACCAGGAAGCCGCCCGAGGTACCCGATCCCTCCGCAAATGCCGCCTTCATCAGGCGCGGCGAGATCCCCTTGCCGAGCTTCACGTCGTTGAGGTCGAGCAGGTACTCGCGGACGTGCGCATACTCGCCGTCCTCGGAACCGTAGACCTTCCGGGCAATCGTGCCCTCGCTGCCGGCCTTCCAGCCCTTCCACGCCGTCGCCGCGACGGCTTCGGCCTGCCCCAGCGCCTTCGCCGTTGGCAAACTGGCGACGGCCTGCTTGCGCTGGAACTCGCTGATGGCGGTCTGCACCGTCTTCTGCGTGATGTCGGTCATGCTGCTGCCGACCGACTCCAGCGCAACCTCAGCGATGTACTGCGCCATCTGCTCGGGGGACTTGAGAATCGACTCCAGTTCGGCTACGGTTCGGATTTTCTCAACCACTGGGCTCCCTCCAGCGCTTCACTGAGTTGTTTGCAAAACAAATCGCTCAGCGCTTGCGGGTCACGCCCTTGGGTCGCTGCTTTGTCACGCTTGTCGTCTTCGGCGTAGTCGCCAACCTTCTCGGTCTTGGCGTGCGCGTCGAGATGCTTCTCTGCCTTCGCGCGGTCATCGGCGGAAAGATCGGTCTGACTCACACGGGCGAGCGCATTCCGGAGGTGCGGGAGGTCGATTGAACCATCCGCCTTGTGATGCGGTAGATGTCGGAGACTCCTGGGCGTTGTTTTGCCCTCATCATCCTTGCTGCCACCGCTGCTGATGACCGCGAAGGCGCTATCAGGGAGGTCGTTTTGACTCGCGGTGCTTTGCGCAGCCTTCTCGATCTCACGCTCCCGCGCCGTCTTGAAGTTTACGCCGTCGTGGGGGTGACCGTGCGCACCATCGTCCGAATGGCTATGACTGTGTTCGTGCAGTCCGTCCTTATCCTCATTGACGCCGTTGCCATCATGCGCATGACTGTGCTTGCCTGAGAAGGCGCCGTGGGTGCCCGACTCGCTCACGATCACGCCGCCAGCCGCGCCTGCGCCCTCGCCCATCGCCTTCTGCGCCTTATCGCGCTCCGTCGGCGGCAGGTCGCTGCCGTCGTCATCGAACGGACAATCGGCTTGATCGCAGGCCGCATCGTGCACATCCTTGAGCGCCTGCATGGCGGTGTGGAGCTTCGTCATGTTCGCCGCGCTGATCTGCCGGCCCGCCTTGAGTGCACGCTGATACTGCTTCACGCGGCGGCTGAGGCTGCGCATGATCGCATCGTCGTCGTTGTCGTCTGGTGGACTGCCGGGCGGTTCGGCCGGCGCGTTCATCAGCACCTTGAGGTGTTCGGAGCACACGGGCGCGAACGTCTGGCAGGCGTCATCGCAACCGGGCACCAGACAGCGGTACTCGTTCGGCGCCCAGGGGTCATCGTCGTCACCGGGCATGAAGGCGCTGGACCATTTCTGCTGTGCCAGTGCCCGCGCCTGCGTCGGCAGCGTCACCCCGCGATACGTGCGCCGCGGCGGCTCACGCAGCTCCGCCAGCGTCTCCCGCGCGAGCTGCGCCGAGAGACTGTCCGGGCGGGCGGTAATGCCCTTGGCCATGAGCTGCAACGCTTCGCGGCCCGACGGGATAATCACATGGCTGGTCTCAAGCAGTTCCTGGCTGCGGTAGTGCATCCCGCCGTGGCCCTTGCGCGGTTCGGACTCGACCGGAATGAAGCCGACCGAATACGCCGCTCGACCCTTAGACGCCAAATTGGCGCCCCAATCGGCTTCCTCGTTGCCTTCACCGACGTAGTAGCGGGCAATACCGCGCAGATCGCCCTTGCTCACATCAAGGTCGCGCCACTCACCGATCTGCTTCCTGAGATCTTCGTAGGCGTGAGAACTGACGAGCACGGGATGGGCGTTGAAGGAGTCGAGTATCCAGCCCTTGTGATCGATGATGTCATCGTCACGATCATCGGCAGCAACCGCCATGCGCACGTAGTATTCGTGCTTGGCGGCATCCGCGAGTTTGGTCTCCGCCCGCCACTGCTTGTAGACGATGCCGGCGTTGGGCATGCTCTCTCTCCGGAACAACAAAAAAGGCGCGACCCGTCGAACGCCGAAGCGTTCGATAAGCCGCGCCCTAGTCCCACCGTGGGGAGTATCAGCGCGGACGCTTGCCCCCGTTGCGGAGGCATCGCCCAACTATTCAGTTACTCTAACTGTAGACACACACAGCGGTGTGCTGTCAAGGCGTATTCTGTCAAGTCGTCGAGCGGCGGCAGCGCCAACGCAGTGCCCTGCGTCTCTGTGGCGAGGGATTCGCACCCTCAAGGCCATCGCCAGGTGCAGGTCCCAGTCCACGTCGATTCGTGCCCAGCGGCCCCGCAAGCCGCCGCGTATGCCAATTCCCGCCAGCCGAGCGTTGGCGCTGCCGCCGTCGTCAGGATAGCACCGTCACACCTTTATGCGTAGGACAATATCCTTGCCCGCCGACGAGGATATTCTGTCCGATCCAGCGGTTACATTGTGGACATCGAGCGTCTGCGACAACGCGCGATTGCGCCGTCTTTTCTTCTACGCGTCTGTACACCTCTCCACACGCGCAATTAACGTGAAAGGGCGGTCCATCCTCGCCACTCGGATACGCTTCATCGATGCTAATCCAGCCAGTATCTTCGTTGGCTATGCAGTCCTCGCAGGGGTTGTCGCTGTTGGTCTGGCTCGATTTCTCGTCCCGCCCACCGTCTAACGCCGCCGCGCGCCCGCCTTGCGTCCACGCGAGCGTGGTCTCGGTAATCGCGATTGACAGCGCGCGGGCTGCGCTGAACGTGAACGCCGCGCCGAGCCCGCCTCTGATGCGTTCCAGATCCCAGGCGCCGCGCCGCGCCGTAGCCACGAAGTCGGCCACATCGTCCTCGGTCGTCTGCGCTAGGTCCTCGACCAGCACCGCCGCGCGCGCGCTGGCGAACGCCTGTGCCTGTGCCTCGACGGCACCCGTCACGGACGCGCCGGAGGCCCGATACGCCGCGAGGTAGACGGCGGCGATCTCGGCCGTGATCGCGTCCTGGTCCTCCGCGAAGCTCGGGGTAAACGCGAGCAGCGCAGCGAGGGCCACGTCTTCGGCGTTACCCTTCGGGACGAGTGCCATTCCGCATCGCCTGCAGGTTGAGGTAGTTATCTCGCACCACGTTCAGCCGTTGTGTCCACTCCGCGTGCATATGCGTCTCATGTGCCGCTGCCTGTGCATGCCGCGCCTTCGCGCGATAACTCAGGGTCGTTGGTCGCCGCGGCAGTCGGGGCGACGGCATCGTCAGCGGATTGCCGGTGATGTCGTAGATATAGCGGTCCCCTTCGGGATCGGCGTCGTAACCCATGGCTGCCCGCGCTTCGTTCTGCTTGATCATGCCAAAGGCAAAACCAATCGAGGCGGCGTACACGTCAAAGGATTCGTCTTCCGGCGCCGGCAACTCGTAATCCATCGTCAGCATCGGCGCAATGAACGGCAGCACGCGCTGATTCAGCGGCTCCTTGATGTTCTCAAGACGAGGCCGTAGCGTCCAGCGATAATATTGCTTATCGGCCATCGTAGCGTTCGCCAGATTGACGCCGTTTGTTTGCATGACCGCAAACGGCATCCCCAACGCAAACATGAAGGTTTCGCGGTCTAACTTGCGCAGTTTCTCGTATTCCATGTCCGTGTTGGACTGTCCAACATCGACCCACTTACCACCTTCAAGGATCGCAACGCGGGCGACGTTGTTGACGCCCTGATGCTGCTCGCGCCAGCGCATCACGATCTCTTCAAAGCGATCGCGCGGTAACGGCGTGGCAAACTCGATCACACCGCCGGGACGCGCGTTGTTGAGGAACACGTTGCGGTTGTACTGCGCCGCGTACTTCTCCGCTTCCGCGTCCGTCATGACGCTGGCGAGCGGGCCGGCGAACTTGAGCGGATTGGCGGGGTCGGGCCAGCCGACGGGCACCACGGCTTGCACGGGCAGCGGGATCTTCTCGCTGCCGGCGATGTAGGTGTAGCCGGACGCACTGCCGGGCGTGTCGGGGTCCGGCGTGGGGATGATCTTGGTGATCGGAACAGGCCAGAGTTCGATCGGCGCCGTGACACCCTGCTGCGGGATGGGTGCGCCGGCCGTGCCGCCCTGCACAAGCAGCCAGTAGCAGCCGCCCGTGGTCTCCTGGTAGAGCTGGCTGAGGAACAGGAAGAGGCGCCGCGTCATCGCGCGGTTGGGCTGCGTCCACAGTGCCGTCGCCGGATGCCGCGCTGGCGCGGTCGCGTCGTCCAGAAACGCGCGTGACGCTTCGCCCGGCGCGTCCGTCTGCTGATAGAGTGACCAGTTGGTGAGCGCGACGGACTCGCAGAGCCGGCGGATCGGGCCGTAGATGGCGCCGATCTGCTTGTACGCCTCGATGCCGCTCTGCGCGTCGCTGCCGAGCAGGCTGCTCATGCTGAGCAGGCCCGCTGCGGGGCCGTCGCCGGAGGGGACGCGCGTGGGGAGTTTGAACGAGCCGGCAAGGGCACGCACGAGGGTCATGGCTCCTTCACCTCCCACTGCACACAGCCGAAGTTGCGCGCGGTACGCAGCGCAGCGTAGGCGCTGCTGCGGCCTGTCACGAGTTCGATGTCGATAAACGCCAGTGCCCGAAGCCGTGCGTACGTTGCTTCAACGATAGCGGCGCACTCACCATAGAGATCCTTCTCAACCGCAGACTGCCAGTAGCGACAGGTAGCGCAGCGTTCGGTCACTGCAGCGGCTCCCATTGCACACAACCGAAGTCCGGTGCCGTCGCAACAAGGAGGAGGGTCGCATCGATGCCGACCGCCGTAGTCAGCGCTCCCTGTTGAGGCGTCGTCTCACCTGTATAGGCATTATAGTCAGCAGGCGTCATGCGAGCGCACGGATGCCAAGAGGCGGGCCACGTTATCCCATAGTCCGTCCGCAAGCCCTGCTGCCAATGCCGACAGGTCGCGCACGCTTGCCCATCGATCACGACACGTCCCACGATGTAGTGCAGATGCCCAGTCTTCACGTCGCTCACAGGAGTTGCTCCGGAAACTGCGCCGCCACGATCAGCAAGAGCCCGCCGACGATGAGCGCCCCGATCACGTTCCACAGCGCCACGCCAGCGCAGACGAGCGCCGCACCGAGCACCTCAACGAGCAGCGCCAGGATACGCAACCGCAGCGGACGGCGGGTCATCCGCACTCCTCAGCGGGTTGTTGGCGCACGAGACTGAACGCCACGGCCTCCGTCGTCACCAGCACAGGACAGGGAAGCCGTTCCCGCAAATACGCGCTGCACTCGTCCAGATCACGCCGCGTGCTCCGTTCTGGCAGTTTCACGATCAGCGTATCGCCTGGCTGAAGGCGGAGCAACTCGACCGCTTTGATGACGGTGTGCAGATCGCAATCAGCCATCAATGCGCCTCTGGGTCAATCTGCGCTAACCGCTGGTACCACGCTTGCAACTCCTCAACATGCCGCTGATGCGTGGGTGCCAGGATGTACTGATCGGTCTCGGCATCGTGCTGCCAGAGCACCGGCACCATGACGCGCCTGCCCGTGTCCGGCTCGACCCAAACGGTAGCGATGCCCCAGGACCAGGAATCAACGGTCATGCAGACGCCTCACAGCCAGGATACGTTGCCCGGCGGTGGGGCAAGATCCCGATGCGCGACCATATAGCGTAACGCATCCATCCCATGATCTTGCTTCTTCACGGGCTCCTCACCGCGCTTACGGTTATTGCTCGTATCCCACACGTAGCCATCAATTTCTTCTTCCGTGCAGCATGGCAGCGCTTTCTGCGCAAGGCTCGTATCGCGTGTTACGAGGCTATCGCGGAGCAACATAAGGCGTGGCTTGCCGTCTGGTAAGACGCGCAGGCGGCTTTGCACCGCTTGAAGTCCTTCCGTGACCGTCTTGAAGGCGGGGGTCGTGACCCAGCCCGTCTTCCGCTCGAACGTCGCACGCCCTTCGGCGTCGTGGTCACAGATGATCGCGCGTGGTGCGGGTTCCTTGTCGTGCAGCCGCTTTACCGCTGCGGCCCAGTCCTCCACGAGCGTTTGCGTGTGATACAGCTCCCGGTAGCGATACAGCCGACCATCCTCGTCTTCCGCCCACCACTGCACGACCGCGGGATTCGTAAAGCCAAAGTCGATGCTGAGATACCGCGGCCACGTAGCAGGAATGGTGAAGCGCTGCACAAGATGCTGTGTCGTATCCCATTCCGTGTAGACCATCCCCTCAGCGGCTGCCCAACGCCCATACCGCAGCCGCTCCTTGCGAGCGCCCGTGAGCGCGTCGAGCACGGCGATGTACTGCGCGCCGCGCGGCGTCCAGTCCTGCCGCGCCATATCCCACAGCTCGGGGTTATCCTCATGCCGCGAGGGCATCAGCGTCAGTGTCCCCGCGTTCGCCCGTTGCTTGATCCAGTGCGTCGGCGCCTGCGGGTTGCAGTCGAACAGCACTTGTTGATACGGGATGACACCGGCACGGAGACGGGTCGTTAACAGCTCGAGGTCATTCTCCGTGCACTCAGTCATCTCCTGCACGTAGATGACATCGAATTCGGTGGACATGATGCGTTCGGGTTTATCAAGGCCGCCGAGCACGACTTCGCTCTTGTTTGGGTAGACGTAGTGCTGCCGTTGCTTGCGCTGCCCGCCGGTGCGAAACATCGGGTGGTCGGCGGGCACGACTTTGTTTTCCCAGGTGACGAGCGCGGACTCGGTGAGACTGGCCCGCGTCTTGCGCACGATGAGCCCACGGGCGCCCGCGTAGCGCTGCATGAGGATATGGAGTTTCTCCAGGCAGGCACGACTCTTGCCGGTACCGGCGGGGCCATCAAGACCGACGATCAGATCGCGGCAGTACTGCACCTCGGAGGCGTTCCCGAACGGCTCATAGGGCCGCTG